ATCTCACCAGTGGCAGCATCGTATACTAATTTGTTACGATACCTTCCCATAACTTCACGAAGATACTGTTCCGCTTTAACTTTCGGAAGATTACCTACGTCAATGTAGAATATTCTACGTTCTGGTGCACGAGATATACGATAGATTACCAAACTATCTTCAATCATTCTGAGCTGATTGAGTACTTTGATACCTTTATGCAAATAAGATAACACTATGTTCCTATTGGTATCCATGATACCTGAGGTGACATAAGTGATTGCATCCTTTGCGATCTTAATACCACTGTTAGCTGATGTATTATTCAACCCCTTAGGATTGTATACGAAATACTCTTCGGAAGTACCGAAGTCATACTTCATAAATTCATCTGCAGTTTTTGGTTTTGTTATCTGCCTGACTTTCTTAATCTTTGATGGATCAATATATCTTACTTCTTTGATACCTTCTGCAGGTGCATCTAAATTAATTACCTTATGATAATATAAACGCCCATCAATGTACCATCTACGGAACATCTCATGGGCTTTAGAATCAAATCCAAATAAGTTTTTAACATATTCAAACTCATCACGTATCATCCCTTTAACACTTTCGCTAACCTCAAGGTTATCAAGGTTAACTTCTATAGGACTATCGTTCTGATCAGCGACTATTGCTTCATGTAAAATATCTTCGATGGCACTATCCACTTCTGGATGCATAGCCATCTCACGATACTTTTTCACCATATCGAATTCGGTCTTGAAGTTACCGTCTAGGTCAAGATACTGACCATAGTAACCTCCTGCAATATAACTGGTTGCACCGTCCTCGCTTGAGGGTTGAATGGGAGACGGAGCACGTTCCTTATCAACCTTTTTCTTAAACGAGAAACCGAATAACTCTGCCATAATATTTGTGGTTTCTTACCTGACTATTTAGTCGTGCTACGAAACGACGTTATTCTTGTTCTTGCCACCAGAACTTGTGTGGTACTGATAAGCAAACTCAACATCAAACTCTTCATAAGAGTCATTGTTGTCGTATGCAAGTGATACCTGTGACACACTTACTGGGAACGCAGAGATCAGGTTGTACTGTCTTAGTTCTGTTAACTTTCCATCAGCAGCACCTTCGCCACCAAACTTATCAAGTTGAGTGATTTGGATGTCTACCCATGTATCAACGATATCAGAAGTTGCAGTGTTCTTATCTACACCGTTAGTCAACTCGATCCATTTCTCATATGCAGAACGCAATGCGAATGCGTCATCCATATAGAATGTACCAGTCCATGTTTCATAAGTTCTGTCTCCAGGAACTTTGATAACACGACCACGGAAAGGGAGTTCAACTGTACCTACGTTAGTTGCTGGTAATGCAGCAGACTTACACATATAAGTTACAGCAGCTCCTTTAGAACCTGAAACTCCATCGACGATGGGTTCGGAAAGATCTGTGCCTTGTGGCCAAGTGTGGAATACCGAGAACAGGTTAGGGCGTACACCGCCTCTAATTGCCTGTTGGAATTCTAGAATACCTAGTGGGGTTGCCATTAAAATGCTCCGTTAATTATCTGCGGGGAATAACTTCCTCGAACGATACGCCTGTGCGTGTCGCTACGAAAGTCAATGTGATAAAGTTAATCGAGCGTGCAGGCTTGATATAGAAATCAGCCTTAAACTCGTTACTGTCAATAACGGCACCAGTATTGTTGGTGTCATCACAAACTACGATGAAGTCGGTAATACCTCTTTCGGCTTGAACGCCTCTTAGGTATGGTTCAACAACATTCTTGAAATTGTTTCTTGTGAATTCGTCATTGAGTTCAAAGAGTACCCCCTTCGCAGCATTGCCGATAGTCTTTTCTATCACATTGAATAGACGACGAACGTTGATGCGATCAAATGCAGATGGTGAAGCGAGAGCAGTTTTGTCACCGAAGAGTACGATGCCCTGTCCAGGTAGACTGGTGATTGGGTTAATCCTCTTCTGATATAATGAATCTCTTTCGGACTTGGTTGGTGAGTATGCTAGTTTAACAGCATTCTTAATTGCACCACGGTTTAATCCAGCTGGTGAGAACCAAGGTAGTCCGTTTGCGGTAGTGGCAGCACATAATCCTGCAACGTCTCCGTTACATGGAATGTATCTGTACTTGTCACTAAATCTGTCGTAGACATACTTCCAAGTATTATCAAACACACCGAATGATGTTGCTTGAAGTCCACTGTAGAAGTCAACTACATTATTTGTTTGTGTTGTGGAACTTACAACTCCAACAACATCTCCTCTATATGGAGAGCAGAAAGCAACACAATCTTTTCTTGCAGATGAGATAGTTAATATCGCAGCAGCAACAGCTTGTGTGTTTGTCTTACTTGCTTTGTCTCCAGGACCTTGGAGGATATAGTCTATTGAAACTGTTTCAGGATCAGCGAACTCTTGAAGTCCAGTGATGATTTCTCCTGATGTTGCACTACCTGTCTCAGCACCTTTTTGGAAAGTGTATGAAGTAGGAGTTGCGTACAAGTCAAATGCTGTTGTGCTATCTGAACCAGCATTACCTGTACCAGCGATGTTACCACCAGTAGCTGCTTGGTTAGCACTTACATCATATACTGCAGTTTCATGAGAACCCCAGTAGATGTAGTTACTCTTATCGAGTACTACCTGTGGGTAATAGTTACCTGCACCTTGTGAAGTCTTACCGTTGTTTGCTTTAGAAGCATAAGTAAATTTCTCAAGGAGAGTATTTGGTTGACCAGTGATAACACCAGTAGCATCCCAAACTGCAACATGAACTTCATCATTAGAACCACCACGGGCAGCTACATGAGGAGAAGTTCCAGGTCTAGGAGCGATTGCTGACCAAGGCAAACCAGTGAACACTGTCTGAGCATCATACCAGTCAGAAACTGTTGTGATGTTTAAGTCACTAACACCGTTCTCAACTATGTCAGTAGTAGTCCAAGTATCAGAAGTAATAAGTGAAACTGTATTCGTGCCACCATCCCACGCATAGATGTAACCCGATTTAGTTCCAGCTGTATTCTGTACCTGTGTACCAACTGTAGTAGTACCTAGAGCACCGTCTAGTTTTAAAGAAGTGTCAGCACCCTTATCGATAACTGCAACTCTTATTGCATTTCCGTCTGCACCTACATCTCTTGCTGCCCACTTAAATGGGTTTGCTGTTGCTGTGAAATATGTTGCCTCGTATACTTCTTTAGTACTTATAGAAAGAAGGTATGGAGAAGTTGTAGCATCGTCTGATGCACTTAACTGTCCAGATGTTGCTACTCGTACTACATCAAGCACACCACCGTATGATAGGAAACTTGCTGCTGTCCACCAACTCTCTGCGTTAGCGTCAGATGGTTCTCCGAATATTTCAATTAATTGGGACTCTGAAGATATGCGTACTGGTGTAAGAACTGGACCTTTTGCGAATGGTCCTGCTATTGCACCTACGTTTACCTCAACCGTCTCAATCGAACCAAGGGTTAGATCTCTTTCTTGAATCTCAACTCCTGGCGATAGAAGCGTGCTAGCCATGCGTGTACTCCTGATGATAAATCAATTTTGTCTAATATTATTTAGAAAAAGCTCGTTCTTTAGCGATAGTTCCACATGAAGTCATGGTCTCCATATTCATCTAGCTTCCATTTATCCTGATCCTGTTCGTTCATATCAATAGTCCAGATGTTCCCTTGCTCATCCACAATGGTCTCATCTTCTAGTCCATCCTCAATAAAACCGAACGGTGCCATGTCTTGTTCTATTGCGTTCTTCTGTTCTTCATATATTCTCTTACGGATATCTTGATCCGTCATCTCTTTGAAGTAGTCTTGCTGTACCAACCATGAGAATATGACCAGACACATAACAAGATCATCATTATAACCTTCATCAGCTTCAAAGGATTGTTTGTTCTGAATGAACGTAGTGAGCTCAGCAACAACGTTGTAATCCTTAACAATCAACTTATCATCTTCTATCAAATGCTTCAAGTTAGAGCATCCTTGTGCCTTAACTGTCTTACTCATCTTGACACCCATTTGTGTCTTAGTACCTGAGAACCCTTGACCTACTACCTGACCTGCACGACCACGCATTGCACACATGAGTACGTTTTCATATTCGATATCATAGAATAGACTTGAAGCAACTGCTTCCCCAATATCATTGACCTCTATTAATACGTGTGCATCATTATAATTCTTCGCAACGTTGTACATAACGTTGGGTAATAGCATAGGTCTGATCTCATTACTCCTATACTTTGCTACCAGTCTCCACGGAGCTTTAGAAATATTAATGACAATGAACGCACTGTAGTCCTGAGAAAGTCCACGAGATACATCAACGCACATAATGTAATCATTATTATCAACAGGGTTTTCATAAACATCTAAACCAGCATTACTAGTCATTATATCATCGTAAGCCAACACTCTCAACTTAGCTGGGTTGATGAGTGTATCAACAGATCCTAGGAACTCACAGTCAAACTCTTGAGTGAACTGTCGTTGTGATGTGTTCGCAATGGTTGTTTGTTTCCATTGAGCATCTCGACCTGGTACTTTAGACCAGTGAACCTCTGACCATGCATATCCATTTCTACCTTTCTGAGCATCAACCCAGAGTTTGTAGAAGTGGTTCATCCCATTTGGTGTAGAGATGATTATGACTTTTGTTTTTGTACCAGAAGTAATAGTAGGATAAACAGATGAAAAGAATTGCTCTGCAATATGGTTCGGAATGAAAGCGAACTCGTCGAGGAAGATGATATTGAACGACATGCCTCGGACAGCACTTGCAGACGTAGAAGCAGCCAGTATCTTTGATCCATTCTCCAACTCCATTGAGCCTTTGTTGTACACAATTATCCCTTGTTGCATCCACATGGGTAACTGTTCATATGCTAGTTGAAGTCTACCAAGTAGATCTCTAGCAGTAGATAGTTTGTTTGCAAGTATACCTACGTTAACGTTATCATTAAACAAAACATAATGCAAAAGGTAAGACACACACGTAGTGGACTTACCAGTCTGTCTAGGAAGTTTTGCTATATTAAACCTATGCTCATGAAACTTCTCAATCAATTCTTGTTGGAAGTCCCACATTTTAAATGGAACGATACCCTCATCAAGAGATATAATCTTGATATAGTTCATAGCAAAATATACGGGATCCTCTTTACACTTGAGGTATTCCCGTATTTGTTCTGGGGTAAAATTTATCTCAGTACCAACCTTCTTTAGGTTGGGATTACCTAAGTAATGGTCAGTAGACTTAGTTGCCATTTATTGATGTAGTGTAAGATATTCCTCCGCTTCCTCTTTAGTATCAAACCAATGTAGGTGGCGATGAAGTTGTAAGGTATACTTATGATCTATTCGATCAAATCCTATAATACCTTCGTAGTCAATCCAATCTGGATCAAGACGGTCTTCGGGGATTGTAGTCATGGCTGAACTCCTCCAAGCGTAGCTCATATTCTAGCATAGATTTCAACACTTTGGCTCGGCCAAAGTCATTGAAAGCCTCTAGAACCTTGAGTTCAGAACGTAGATCGGTTACTCTTGACATAATTATTCTCCGAAGATACCACCAACTACAGGTGGTAAAGCTTTTTTATCTGACCCTGCTTCATAGTGGCCATCATCAACTCTTGGTTTCTTTTTCCCTTTTTTCTTACCCTCGGTAGCTAATATAACAGGGCCATCGGTGGGATCCGATTCATGATACTTGATCACCTTACTATTAGGATAGACACTCTGAGCTATACGCTGTGCTTGGGGTCTCTGAAGTTTCTGCAACTTAGATCTAAACACAGTGATATCGAATTCTCTACCACGCCATACGCATGTGAGAACATAGTACCTTCCATACATTGTAGGGATTCTTGTTGTCATTATGCAGATACAGCGTTGTTATCTTTATCATGACGTTGATACGCAGCAGGAGTCCTAGTAGTGTTATTAGTATTCCTTGCCTGATATGTACCAGGTGTCCTAGTGGTATTGTTAGTGTTACGAGCTTGATAATCTGCATTCCAATTCTTGAAGGTCTTAGTAGACCATCCCTCATTACCACTGAACCAGTTGACAGTTGTACTGCCTGGTTGTGG